ACGTCGCGCAGTGGATGGCCGACACATGCCGTCGCGAAAACATCTGGGGCCTTGTCGCGGCGCAGATCAACCAAGAGGGCAACACGCGCGGCGGTGAAGGGCTGAAGCTCGCGTGCGATTGCTACCTCACGCTTCATCGCGAAAAACAATCAGACCGCGCGTGGATGGAGATGGAAGAATCGCGTTACACCCTCTACCAGCATGTCGGCAGCGACATGGCCCCGGCGCTGATCTTCGACAACAACGGGCCGCACTTTCGCGACGTAGAGGAGCGCGCTGCGCCGCAAAGTATCCGGCACCCGCACGCCGATTTTTGAACCGTGCTCACGCAAGGCAAACTCACCGCCTCCGCGCTCTTGTGGCTCAACCACTGGGACACGAAGCGCATTGCGGAAAAGGTCGGCGTCGACGAGTGTGTGATCTGGGCAAACATGGACAACATCAAGGCTTGGGCGAAAGACGTGGCGAGCAAAACTGGCGGAGTGCCGAAGCGATGAACTACGCGACGAAGGAAGATTTGATCGCGTTCGAGAATCGCGTTGCCGAGTTGTGGGAAGCTGGCGAGTTGCCGTACCTCGTGCATCTCTCGGGCGGCAACGAAGATCAACTCATCGAACTGTTCGCGCGCATCAACGAGGGCGATTGGATTTTCTCGACGCATCGCAATCACCATCACGCGCTTCTCGCGGGCGTCGAGAAAACGAAATTGCTGAAACTCATCCGCGAAGGCGACAGCATGTTCGTCTTCGACAGGCAGCGAAACTTCGTCACCTCGGCGATCCTCGCTGGGACGTGCTGCATCGCCGCTGGCGTCGCGCACGCGCTGAAAGCGGAAGGCTCGAACAATCGCGTGTGGTGCTTTCTCGGTGACGGCGCCGCTGACAACGGACATTTCTACGAGGCGTTTGCGTTCGCTGTAGCAAGCGATCTTCCATGCACGTTCGTTGTCGAAGACAACTGCCGCGCAGTTCACAAACGCGAATACGGCGATTGCGCGGTTATCGTGCCGGATGACTCTCGGCTTGACCCGTATTTCTACCATCTCAACTACGTTGCCGCATACCCGCACGCGGGCAATGGCACGACGAAGCAGATCGTGTTCAAGAAATGATTAACACGTTTTGCATTTATCACCTCGGCGACCAGATCACGCATCTCAACTTCATGCGCAAAGTGATCGAGCGCGAGCCGTCGATCTCATGGACGCACGCGATGCCAGCGCCATACCTCGCGCAGATGAACGAGGTTGTCGCCGACTTGCCGCAGATCAAACTCATCTCGCTCGACGACAAGCCGAGCGATGCTATCGACATCTGGAAAAACCGCGCGGGCGATTTCTGGCAACATCCGAAGCGCAACGACTGGCTCGCCTACCACATCGAGTTCTTCGACAAGCTCGCGCGCGACCTCGGCCTCGAAAGCCCGATGCAGGAAGCCGATGATTTCCTGTTCGACTATCCGGCAATCGCCGATTGGTTCGTCGACAACGAGTACGAATGCCCACAAGTGCTGGTGATAAATTCGCAGCCGATGTCGGGGCAGATGCCGCAGTACAGCGCCGACGCGTTCGTTGGCCTCGTCGACAAACTGCGCGAGCGCTATTCGGTGCGGGTCACGCAAACGCTGCCGCATCGTCGACACGACGACATCCTCACGCATCCGCTGACGCTCTCGCAGATCGGCGGCTTGTCCATCGCGAGCGAATACATCATCGGCGTCGCCACAGGCCCCATCTGGCCCACGTTCAACATCTGGAACCGCGACACGGCAAAGCTGCGCGTGCTGATGCTTGAACCCGAGCGCGTCAACATCGCGCCGAATACCGAACACGCCGATTGCGTCGAGCGCGCGGTCGGCATTTTGATGGAGCATGGCGTTTTATGAAAATGTATTGCGTCGCTATCGCCTGGTTTGCCAAGCGCGAACTTGAGGACAAGCGCATCGTCGTTGACTGCACCACGACCGCATCGTTCTCGGTTGTGTCATCGCGCGAAAAAGACCCTGAGGGCCGCGCGCTGAAAATCGCAGAGGATTTTCATATTCGCGAAGGCGGCACGCTTAACAAACGCCTCGGCGGCCACAACGTCCACGAGGTCAAGTTCTGGTGGCTCGTAAAATCAATCGCGAAGGCGTTGCTGCCGTGAAGCAAGCGATCACCGACGCGAACACCGCCCTTGCGCAAGACCCGCTCTGCCGCTTCATCGGCTACGGGCTGAAGCACGGGCGCGCTTACGGCACGCTCGCGAATATCCCCGAAGATCAAATCATCGACACGCCGGTTGCCGAGAACTTGCTGATGGGCGTCGCCATCGGTTACGCGCTCAAAGGCTACAAGCCCGTCGCATTCTTCGAGCGCATGGATTTTCTGACGAACGCGATGGACGCCATCGTGAACCATCTCGACAAGATGCACCGGCTCTCGCACGGCGAGTTCTCGCCAGCGGTCATCATCCGCACGGTCGTCGGCAACACGAAGAAGCCGCTGTTCACCGGCCCCGTGCATACCCAGGACTTCACCGCCGCGATGCGGCTGATGGTCGATTTCCCTGTCGTGACCATCACAAACGAATGGCTCGTGCAATCCCTCTACGCGCAAGCGCAACGCGATCAGGCGAAGGGCGTGTCGACCATGATCGTCGAGTACAAGGATTTGCTATGACCGATCATTTCGAGTGGACGAACGGCTGGAAATTTCCGCTTCCCGAAACAGCGAAGATCGGCTGGCAGGATGAGCGCGAAGAGAAGCTCACCTACCGCATGATCGGCTTCAGCACCGATTTCTTCGTCGTGCAGACGAGTTCGATCATCACCCTGTCCGCGTACCGCGCGCCCCACTTCGGACAGACGACGCTCTCGGCGCTGGACGGCCACCCATGAACAACAACCGCTACGCCGACAACAAGATCGTTTGGTTTCCCGAGAAGCTGCAATCGTTCCGCGACGGAACGGTGACGGCGCCGATCTACGTCCGCATCAAACCGACCAACCGCTGCCAGATGGCGTGCGCGTGGTGCAGTTACGGGCACGGCACCATCGCGAGCGGGATGCACGACGAGATGGACAAGCGCGAAATGATTACGCGCTCGAAACTTCTTGAAGTCCTCTGGGATTTGCACGAGATGGACGTGAAAGCCATCACGTTTTCGGGCGGCGGCGAACCGCTGTCCTATCCCTACATCACAGAAGCTATGCGGGTTGTTCTTACATACGGCATCAAACTTTCGTGCATCACGAACGGCTCGCTCCTCGAAAACGAGCGCGCCGATATTCTGCGTGAGGCGAGTTGGATTCGCGTGAGCATCGACTACACGACGCCGGAACAGATGATCGCCTCGCGCGGTGTCGATCAATACATCCGCGTCCTTGCGAACATGGAACGCTTCGCCGCCAATCCGAAGCGATGCGAACTCGGCGTCAACTACATCGTCACGAAGGACAACTACGTTGGCCTCGCGGAGTTTTGCGGAAAGCTGAAAGACATCGGCGTGCAGAACGTGCGCGTGTCGCCCGTGTGGCTCCCGAACTTCGAGAAGTATCACGCGCCGATCCGCGCTGACGTGATGTTCGAGATCGACAAGGCGAAGCGGCACAGCGACAGCAAGTTCGCCGTCTACAGTTCCTACGACCTCGGCTCGCCCGCGCACTCGCGTGATAGAACATTCTCGCGCTGCTGGTTCATGCAGATGGTTCCCGTGATCGGCGCCGATCAAAATGTTTACGCCTGCCACAACACGGCTTACTCGACGCACGGCGTTGTCGGCTCGATCAAAGATCGCCGCTTCAAGGAGTTATGGTTCAGCGCCGAAGCGAAGGCGAAATTCGAGGCGCTGAATCCACAACACTCGTGTCAGCACCAGTGCGCCGCGCACTCGAAGATCGAAACCATCGAGGGCTTCCTCGCGGGTGCTGGCGATCCATTTGTCTAAGGAAAATTTATGGTTGTTCAACGCAGAGGCTCCAAGAAACTCCCCGTTTACGATCCCGACGCGAAGAAGCCGGTCGAGGAAGATGATATTCTCGACGACAATGGCGATCTCTCGACGTGGCTCGAAGAAGTCAAAAATGATCCGTATCGCTTCGTTCTCGAAGCCTATCCGTGGGGCCAAGAGGGCACGGAACTTGCGAAACACGAAGGCCCCGACGAGTGGCAAGCGGAATTGCTCAAAGCAATTCGCGATGGATTGCTCACGCCAAATCAGGTTATCCGCATCGCAAGAGCAAGCGGACATGGCGTGGGGAAGTCGGCGCTAGTCGCCTGGATTGCGGATTGGTCTATGTCGACATGCGTTGACGCGCGCGGCGTCGTCACAGCGAACACAGAAACGCAGCTTCGCACAAAAACTTGGGCTGAGATCGGCAAATGGAGAAGGCTGTCGCGCACGCGCGCGATGTTCACGTTCACAGCCACCGCGTTCTTTTCGTCGAACAGAGAATACGAAAAAACGTGGCGCTGCGATGCGATCACTTGGTCAGAGACGAGACCGGAAGCCTTTGCTGGTTTGCACAACCAAGGCAAACGCATTCTCGTGATCTTCGACGAATCTTCGTGGATACCCGACATCATCTGGGAAACCACGGAAGGCGCGATGACCGATGCGGACACGCAGATCATCTGGTGCGCGTTCGGAAACCCGACGCGCAACACCGGGCGCTTCAAGGAATGCTTTGGTCGTTTCCGCGATAGCTGGAACCACGAACAGGTCGACAGCCGCCACGTCAAGATCACGAACAAAACGCAGATCGCCAAGTGGGTCAAAGACTACGGCGAGGACAGCGACTTCGTTCGCGTCCGTGTGCGCGGCATGTTCCCACGCGTGTCGACGATGCAGTTCATCGCGCCGCAGCTTGTCGAAGATGCGATGGCGAGCGAACGTGTTGCCGAAGTGACGTGGATGGACCCCCTCGTGATCGGCGTCGACGTGGCGCGCTACGGCGACAACGCGAGCGTAATTTGCTTTCGACGCGGCGGCGATGCGCGCACGATCCCGTGGATCGTCATGCAAGGCGTATCGACGGTGCAACTCATCGGGCGCGTTGCGCAAGTTGCGCTCGAACTGAAAGCCGATGTCGTGTTCGTCGACGAAGGCGGCATCGGTGGCGGCGTCGTGGACCAGTTGCTCAAACTTCGCATCAACGTGATACCCGTCAACTTCGGCGCGAGCGCCGACTACGCGATCCCAAGCGTTGATGGTCGCATAGTCTATCGCAACAAAGTCACCGAAATGTGGGGCTCCGTTCGCGAGTGGCTGAAGTGGGGGATGCTGCCCGATGATGTTCAGCTTCGCGAGGAACTGACGAACCGCGAATACGGCTACACGACCATGGACGGCAAGGACGCCATCGTGCTTGAGTCGAAGCAGGACATGCGCTCGCGCTCGGTGCCTAGCCCTGACCGGGCCGACGCTCTTGCGCTCACATTTTCGTTTCCAGTTGCAAAGTCCGACCACCGCGCGCAACTCACCGGCAAGCCGACGCATCAGGTCGAGTACGACCCGATGGCGGCGGCGTACCAAGCGCGCTAGAAACCCCCTATCCCTAGTCGTAAAAATGGCGTATAACCCCTAGCCGTAGATAACCCTGACTTGGGCGCGGCAGCGCGCCCGCAGCCGTGAAAGGGGGTGATCCGGTGCCGAATGGGGAAAAATTCACAGCCTACGACCCAACGATGAGGGCGGCCGATCCCGTGACCGAGGGGCTGGATCGCCACCTCGCCGACCGCCAAGCCGGGATGAAGCCGATGGCCCCGGCTGCGGCCCCGGCTCCCGAAACTCCGAAATCCGTGCCGCGTCTCGTCAGCGTCGCCTCGCCGGATTCCGTGCGCGGCATCATCTCGGGGCTCGCATGAGCCGCGAAGCGCTTCTCGGTGCCGGGGCGCTCGTTTACGGCGCAGTCTTCCTCGTCGGCGTCATGGCCGTGGGGGCGGTGCACTCGGCGCCCGTGGCCGTTTACGCCGCGCTCTGCGCCGCTGGCGTGAGCTACCTGAGTTACTTCAGCCAACTCGCCTTTCCCGACGACAAGCAAATCAACACCGGACTTGTCTTCGGCTCCATCGCGCTCGGCGCGTTTTCCGGCCTCCTCCTACTCGCGGGAGTTTGAACCATGGGTGGTCTTTTCGGCGGTCCCAAGATGCCTCCTCCCCCGCCGCCCCCGGCGCCGCCGCCGAACCCGCCGCAACTGGCGAACTCGCAACAGATGCTCGCGGGCCTCAACAACCAGAAGCGCGCGGCCGCAGGAGCGAACATGAGCGGCACGCTCGCGACCTCGCCGCAAGGCTTGCAGCAACCCGCCACGACAGCCCAGAAATCCTTGCTCGGAAGTTGACGTGGGCATGAACATCGGCTCCCAGACGGCGGCGATGGAGAAGGCGTTCCCCAACTCCATCGCCTCGCGCATGGGCATCAAGGAACTGCCGAACAACATCGGGGCGCTGATGCTACTCGCGCCGATGCCGGGCGGCGCCGCTGCGCCGGGCGCGACGGGACCGCTCAACTCCTCGACCGGACCAGCAGCCGTCGCGGCCGGGGCGAAGAAGGGCACCGCGCCCGCAGGCGGCGGCGGCGGTGGGCGCAATGGACTGCCGCAAGCGCCCGCTGTCAACACACTCGCGCCCGCGCAGCCGGGGCAACTCAAATCGCTCCTCGGCTCGTGACCTCATCGCGCTACGCACCCGTCAGCACCATGGCAAAACGCGACAAGCAATCCGTCGACTACAGCAAGGGCAAGCCGAACGCGCATTGTGAAATCTGCACGCATTTCGAGAAGCCGCAGTCGTGCGAACTCGTCGAAGGCAAGATCGACCCGGCGATGTGGTGCAAGCTGTTTCACTTGAAGCCGGGGCGCACGCAAGACGCGAGAGAACGCTATGGCCGATGAAGCGAAGATCGAGCGTGTCGCGCGCGCCATGTGCGTTGCGCGCGGCGAAGACCCGGACAAGACCGTTGCGATTCCCGGCCGCGCCACCGGCTTCAGTTTCGCCGACAAGCAGTGGCGCAAGCACGCGCTGAAAGCCGAAATCTTCATCGCGGCGCACGAGGCGTTGAATGCCGCTGGATGATCTTCCGCTCTACACCCGCATGGGTCCGTCGCTACTGGCGACGCAACCCAGCGAGCCGAAGTGGTCGCCGAAAAAAGCCGACTTCAAGTGGAACGTCTTTCGCGGCCACCTCGAAGCCGACCTCGTGATGATGCGCAACTGGCGCCTCTCGTGGGCGCAGCACTGGGCGCTTCTCGCCGCCTACATTCAGCCGCGCCGCAACACATGGTTCACCGAAGGCGCGGGCGTCGGCGCATCACCCGTGCCGAACGCGATGATTCGCGGCTATCCGATCAATCAGAACATCGTCGATCCGACCGGCACGCAAGCGATGCGCATTTGTGCGTCGGGCTTGTTCTCGGGGCTGATGTCGCCGACGCGCCCGTGGTTCAAGATCAAGCCCGCGAACAACGCGCTCGCCGGGAACCCCGCCGTGCAGCGTTGGTGCGAGGTCGTCGAGGAACGCATCTACACCGTCATGGCCGGGAGCAATTTCTACGAATCCGGCGCGCAGATGTTCGAGGATTTGGTTCTCTACGGCACGGCGCCCGTCATCATCTACGAAGACGCCGAAGACTTGATTCGCTGCTACAACCCGTGCGCGGGCGAATACTATCTCGGCACGGGCGCGACCTTCCGCGTGCAGAAGTTGATGCGCCAGTTCGTTATGAACATCGCGCAGATCGTCGAGATGTTCGGCCTCGAACGCTGCCCGAGAGACGTGCAGACGCTTTGGCAGTCGAAAGGCGCGGGGCTCGAAACCGAGAAGATCGTTTGCCACGCCATCGAGCCGTACTATCCGATTGA